AAGACAAAGCAGCTAAGAAAAAATCAGACGCTAAAGCGGTAGCTACCAGAGAAGATGCAAGAAAGCCTAAGAAGAAAGAAGCTACGAAGCAAGCTGAGACTGGAACAAGAGAAACAAGTTATGAAGCTAGAGTAAAAGCGTTAGTAGCTAAGAAAGCTAGTCTGTCCAAAAAGGAAACAGCGGACGGTCGCAGTGAATACCAGGTTCAAATGAATAAATTGAAAAAGGAAAACAAGAAAGCTTGGAAGAAAATGTTCAAAGGCGGAAAGTTGAAAAAGAATTAAGGAGGACGTATGACAATTAAGACTGTAAAATCACATCCAGTTGCAGGACCTTATAATAATACTCGTTACATAGCAAAAGCTAAACAGGGGAAAAATAATACTTTTACCTGGAGTGAAAATGCTGAGGATTACGATTATAATGATGGGGTTCATGTATGGGATATTTATAATCTCCCTGACGGTGTGAAACCAGATATTGGCAATAAAACTAAAATAAGTAAATAACTCAACTAACACAGGAGATAGTATGAGCACTCGCGTATTAACGCCAACACTTGAGGAATATGATCCAGACAATCCTCCTGCTGACTTGTATGAAAAGTTAGCGATATGGGGTGGCAAAGCATATGTCATTAACAAGTGAAGATAGGGATGCGGCTACTAGATTAGCAATTCATCAGGCACGTGATGATTTGTTGGCATTTATTATGCTAATGAATCCATCATTTAATGTTGGTCCGCATCATCGTTTACTATGTGATGAATTAATGCTTTTGGAAAAAGGTGACATAGATCGGTTAATGATCTTCATATCTCCTCGTTCCAGTAAATCCCTCATAGCATCTACATATTTTCCAGCATGGGCGCTCGGGCGCAATCCATATTGGCAGGAAATTGCTGTATCTCACAGTGATGACTTGGCAACTAGATTCGGTCGTGCCATCCGGGATATTATTAATACAAGTGCATATCAAACAATCTTTCCTCGTACAAACATACGCCGTGATAATAGATCGGCAAACTCATGGGCATTGGAACATAAGAAGAAACAGGCAGGATCTTTCCTAGCGGCAGGTTCTGGTTCGGGTATTGCGGGTTTTGGTGCACATTTAGCTATCATTGATGATCCAATATCCGAGCAAGATGCTTTTTCAAAGGCAAGAAGAGATACATTAAACGAATGGTATTCCTCAGGATTGCGTACAAGACTGATGCCGGGGGGCAAAATAGTTCTTGTTATGACTAGATGGCATGAAAATGATTTGGCGGGTTATCTATTAAACCAGGAATCAGGTTCGCCAATGACGGATAAGTGGGAAGTAGTGCAAATTCCTGCGTTAAATACTCCAGAAGCTGCAAAAGGATTGAATGATTGTAGGAAAAAACTAATAAAACAGGGGTATTTAACTACTAAATATCCTAAATTAAAAGAAGGTGAATCATTTTGGCCTGCAGCTGACAGGGAAAATGGATTTTGTTGGACGACTGAAGAGATACTTCGTACAAAAAATAACACTCCTAGCTTTAAATTTGATGCATTGTATGGACAAGCGCCAACTTCAGAGAAAGGAAACATAATTAAGACGGAATGGTGGCAGGATTGGGAGAAAAATGAGGCTCCTGAGTGTACATATATCATACAATCGTGGGATACGGCGTTTTCTACCAAGACAACTGCCGATTATTCAGCAATAACGACATGGGGAGTCTTTGGTGACGGCTTGGGACCCCCTAATCTATGCTTATTGGGGGCAACTCGTGGAAGATGGGATTATCCTACACTGCGGCAGAAGGCAATTGACAAGTTTGAGGAACATAAACCTGATTCCATACTGATTGAGAAGAAAGCCTCTGGTCAATCCCTGATTCAGGACTTAAGAATGGCAGGATTACCTATATTTGAATTTCAACCTGACAGGGATAAGGTATCACGGGCGTATGCCATAACATCTTTATTTCATAATGGGCGTATATATGCTCCTCAATCAAAAATGTGGACAAAAGAAGTAATGGAAGAGGCTAGAACTTTTCCTACAGGTAATCATGATGACTATATGGATACCATATCGCAAGCATTGTTATGGATGCGTAATGGAGGATACATAGACCACAGTGAAAACACGTGGCTTGACAAGGCAGAGCAAAGAGTGTATAATAGAAAGCAAGTAGAACAAGCTAAAAATAAAAGCTTTTACTATTAGTAAGGATATTAAATGGCAATAGAGAAAAAAATTGATTTAACGGACGCAATTACCAGTGTTAAGATGCCTGGTGTTGATGAGGTGGAAGAATCAATAGAAGTAGAAATAGAAGATCCGCAAGCATTGGAAATAGCTAAAGCAATGGGTCTTGATGAAGAAGAAAAAGAATTAACGGATGAGTTTGATGAAAATTTAGCAGAACTTATGTCCGAAGAAGATTTGCAGGAAGTTGCAAATGATTTATATGACGGATATACAAGAGATAAGGATTCACGACAGGAGTATGATAACATAGCGGAAGACGGAGTTACTCTTCTTGGGTTAAAAGATAGCCCAGGTGACGAACCTTTTACTGGAGCATGCAATGCGACTCATCCTGTATTGGCTCAAGCCGTTGTAAAATTTCAAGCAAAAACATATAAAGAATTATTTCCTACTGAAGGTCCTGTACGTACACGCATCATAGGAGTGGAAACTCAACAAAAAATGGAACAGGCTAATCGTGTTCGCCAATTTATGAATTGGCAGACGCAAGTTCAAATGCCTGAGTATGGTCCAGAACTGGATCGTTTATTATTTTATGTTGCCCTTTATGGAACGGCATTTAAGAAAAACTTTTGGGACCCAACCTTGCAAAGACCATGCACTGAATATATTAAAGCAAGCGATTTATATGTAGATTATTATGCTTCCGATTTAGAAAGTGCGGAACGATTTACACACAAATACTCCTTATCATTAAACCAAATTAGAAAGCTTCAAATCGCGGGGATGTTTCGTGACATTGAAGTTGTAGAAACTCAAATTGAAGAATCAGCTGCGACTGAATCTGCCAATGAGGTAGTGGGAAGAAGCAAGCCTGGTTATACAGATGATGAAGTAGAAATTTTAGAAGTACACGCCAATGTAGATTTACCAGGATATGAAGATGAAGATGGATTAAAACTTCCATACATTGTTCATATGACAACTGATCAACAAGTTTTATGCATAAGAAGAAACTGGGATCAGCAAGATATACTAAAGAAAAAGAAAATGTATATCACGCATTATACAATGATTCCAGGATTAGGATTTTATGGCTACGGTTATTTACATTTAATCGGTGGCTTGACGAAAACAGCAACATCCTCCCTGCGCCAGCTAATTGATGCTGGCACTTTTGCTAACTTGCCAGGTGGCTTCAAGGCGCACGGTCTTCGTGTGCTTGCCCCTGACGAGCCTATCGCACCGGGGGAATGGAGAGAAGTAAACAGTCCTGCGGGGGATTTAGGAAAATCCTTGCAACCATTACCATTTAAGGAGCCATCGCAAACATTGTATAATCTTATGCAATATGTTACGAATTTGGCTAAAGAGTTTGCCGATGCGACAGACAGTGTAGTAGAACAAGGTTCTAACTATGGTCCAGTCGGCACTACAATGGCTTTGCTAGAGCAATCTTCAAAGCTGTTCAACGCTGTGCACAAACGCTTACACGCTGCTCAATCCAAAGACCTGCGTATTCTCGCCCGTCTCGATGGCGAATATCTTCCTGATATGTATCCTTACGAAGTCGCAGGTGGTGCACAGCAAGTTTTCAAGGAAGACTTCAATCTTAAAAGTATTGATGTCATTCCCGTATCTGATCCTAACATGCCGACTGAAGCACACAGGATCGCAAAGATAAATGCTATCATGTCCATTGCCCAACAAAATCCAGCTGCCTATAACATGGATCAAATCAGTATGGAACTGTTTGCGGCTATGGGTGTGGATGAACCGCAGCGATATTTAAAAAAGCAACAGCAACCTATGACGGCTAATCCAATTTCGGAGAACATGGCCGTAATGAAGGGGGCACCGTTGCAAGCGAGTCCCGAGCAGAATCATGATGCGCATATTGTAACGCACGGAACGCTTCTGCGTAATCCTGCATACAAGGATAATCCATCGGTGCAACAATTATTGATGGCGCATATCACGGAACACTTGGCTTTAAAGTATCAACAGGAAATGATGCAGATGATTCCAAATCCTCAAGTGCAACAAGCATTGATGATGTCTCAGCAACAAGGGAAACCATTACCTATGGAAATGCAGAATCAAATTGCCTTGATGGCGGCCAACGCTTCAGACAAAGTATTACAGCTTGATGAAGAGAAAGCTAGAATTATGGCGGGTGATACTGATGATAATAAAGCTGAACAAATAGAATTACAGAAACAAGATCTCGCTCTGCGTGCGCAGTCTGAGATGAACAGGCTTAAGATGCATGATGATAAAATGGATCTTGAAGAAGCGAAACTTATGACCACGGATGAAAACGAGGATGAGGATCGCAAACTTCGCATGAAGGAAGCTGAAATGCGATTTGCCAGTAACATGGCGAAAGATGCTGCCAAGACTATGGACGCGGCAGTTAAAATAACTAAAATATAAGGAGTATGTTATGCCATCAAAAGCAAATATGAGAAAGCCCGCGCTCCAAAGAAATAAACCTAAGGACAGCGCCGCAAAATTTTTAGCAGAAGCTAAAAAGAAAAAACAAGGCTACGCCGCTAGAGAAGACGAATCTTTAGGTATGAGACGTGGAAAAGAATCTACTAAGAAACAATCCATGAAAGATCGTAGAGATGAGTCCTATGGTAAATGGGGAAAACG